CCACTTACATTCCCCCGTAGTGAATTGATAGGGATTACTCTTAGGGTTCCTCGGGGAGCCTTTCCAAGCATGAATGGTCATGCCCACCTTCCACCTCCTTTTAGGGTCTTTCCTGAAGGTGTGTATTTTATCCCCATTTAGGAATCCCTCCACGAAGGAGTCTTTACTGAATGATAGTATCATTTGACCGTTTACTGAATGAAAAGAGTCCCATTCATTTCCTCCTTACGGATTGGACGAGTGCCTATAATGAGGTTTCCCTCAGTTATTTTGTAAGTAATGCCCTCGCCTCGGTTTGGCACGTAGTACACTTTACCGAACCCTTGTCTTTCGCTTAGTCGAGCCTCGCGGATAGCGTTCTCCAATCTCTCCTTCAGTGGCTTCAACTCCTCGTTCAACTCATCCATGAACGTCTTTTTCTTATCCTCCAACTCTTGGAGTCTAACACTTTGCAGCGTTATGAAGTCCTTTACCTCGTCCAACTCCTCCGCAGTTAACGAGGCATGATACGGCTCCTCTTTCACTGAAAAGGCATGACTTTCGAGCCATTCAATGCGCTCATTTTGCGTCATCCCGTCAAGGGTATCTTGAAGGAAGTTCCCGTTCTCGGGGTTATTACTTTTCACTACTGGCTTTCCCATTTGATTGTTTTTAGTTGATTAAATCAGACTTCAAATATAGCTATTCTTTTTATATACGCAACAAAATTATTTAATTTAATTCTCTCTAAAAAGGCTCGTCCGTTTCGAAGTATTCGCTTTTCGGTAGTGGACTCCACTTCGAGCCCTCCAACATGGGCGGGGATGGCGCCCTGAATGCAGGTGTATCGAAATCCGAAAAGATTCCCGTGCTGAGGTCAACCCGCGTGGGGGCTGTTCCCGTTAACCCGCCCCTGTTCTTCGCCACGATAATCTCGCACAAACCTCTTGTAGATACATTGGTTTCCTCCGACACTTCCACTCCATAGTACTCGGGGCGGTACAGGAATGTGACACTATCCGCGTCTTGCTCGATTGCCCCCGAACTACGGAGGTCACTTAGCATTGGCCTTTTAGTACCTCCCCTCGTTTCCACAGCACGGGATAACTGCGAGAGAACTCTTACGGGAATGTTCATTTCCTTCGCAAGGGATTTTAACCCTCGAGACATTTCGCTTATCATCTGCTCCGCGTTTCCTTTGAAGTTCGGGATGTGCATTAGTTGCAAGTAGTCCAAAAAGACTTGCTCGAGCCCGATAATAGAAAGTGCCGCCCTGCGTATCCTCGGCCATTCCGTTAGGTTGTCTATAATGGTTATCGGTGCGGAGATGAGCGGCCCCGCTGTCGAGTTAATTATCCCCCACTCTTCCTGAGATAGTTTCCCGTTCTTCAACCTTAGAGAGTCTATCCCTGTGTGTGTAGAAAGGAGTTTCAGTGCAAGTTCTTTATTGGTCATCTCCAAGGAGAAAAACACAACGGGTCTTCTTTGTACAACTGCGGCTTGGTACGTTTCAAAGATGGCATACGAGGTTTTCCCCATCGCGGGTCTCCCTGCAAGAACGTCCATGTGCCCTTTCTGTCCACCTCCCGTTAGGTTATCCACTTGGTCGATACCTATCGGGATACCTATCACACTACCTCCCGCTGCGGCCCTTTCCGAATCTTCGACAATTTCCTTGAAGAGGTCTTTCATCGAAGTGCCTGTCGCTCCAGATATTTCGTTACCAACCGAGACCATCCATGAGTTCGCCTTGTCTAAAAGCTCCAAGGCGTCCGTTGTATCATCGTATGCCTCGTTCTGAATATCTACCGAGATTCTAATTAGTTCCCTTTGCAGGAACTTCTGCGCGATAATCCTTGCGTGGTATTCCGTGTTGTGAGAACCCGCCACGCGGTCGGTTAATTTGCTCACGTAGTAAGCCCCGCCTACCATATCCAAGAGGCCGACCTTCTTTAGTTGGGCGGAGACCGTCATAATATCCACGGGGTCGTTTCTACCGAACAAAAGCATGGCCGCCTCGAAGATTTTCTGATGTTCAATCTTGTAGAAGCTCTCAGGCTTAAGGATGTCGGCTACGTCTCTCAACGCATCCGATTCTAGGAGCATCGCCCCGAGGACGGCTACCTCTAAGTCGAGTTCACTTGGAGGCATCTTGCCGTGATCCATTGCGCGGGGGGTATTATACATTGGGTTCATTTAGGATGCTCTCTTCGTATTTGTTTATCGCTTGGAATATCTGGAAAGCTACCTGGGGAACTATTGCGTTACCGTAGGCTTTGATTGATTCGTTTGTGTGCCAATTTTCAAATTTTGTAATTTCGGACTGAAATCTCCTTGCCGCCAGTGCAACTTCATGTGGCAAGAATGACAAAGTGTTTCCAAATTCTTTGTCTCGTTGTTTTTCCAATTCCCGTCCTTGTGGTGAACGTCTAAATTCTTTGTACTTTCGCAAGTGTTGCAAGATTCCTTTAGAAAATTCCTCGCTAAACGGTGATAGGTCGATTTGTCCTCTCCCTTTGGCCGAATATAGTTGCATTGTTTTGAACAGTATATCCTTTGACTCCAGCGAGTATAATCCTCTAATCTTTCCCCAAACCTCCTCCTGTTGAACTCTTTCCCACACTTCTTGCAGGTTTTCGATTCTGTTTTCTTTGCTTGTTTTGCTAATTTCATCGCGTAAATCATTTACCACAAAGTTAAGTAATTTATCGGAAACCCCATCATCTCGTTTACGAATAGGGGATTGAGTTGGGAAGTTTTCCCAGTTGCCTGGAACGCCCTTTTCTGTAATCCATCCTGGTTCCTCTTGCCTGTGTTCTTCGCGGGGTTGTCGTCCGCTGTCGGTGTCGGGAGTATTCCCTTCCAATCCAGATAGTCCATCAATCCGTTTGCGCCCGATTCCCCTTGCCCTCTTACCCTTAATCCGCTCGCTCCCGATTCCTTCAACTTCTGTACCCTGTCCGGATGATGTATTTCCGAGGCTAACGGTGTCGGTAGCATCTCTTGAAGTTTCCGCATTGTCGGCTCGTACCCGCTCATTATCTCCTGAGCTAACGTCCCTGAATTTCCTGACACTGGATTTTTCTTCCCTGATGACACCTCCCCGTCCATTACTGTCGGTGTCTTTAAAAGCGACAAACCAAACCCTGTCTCTTCGGTGGGGGGCGTTGACGGAGCAAGCTGGAAGTACATACGGGAATACTTCGTACCCCTCAGCTTCCAGGTCAGTTTGCACCTCGTTGAATACCATCCCTCCATTCCAATTAACAAGGCCGAAAACGTTTTCGCCCACAACCCAACGTGGCTGAACCTCCCTAATTGCTCTGCGCATTTGGGGCCACAAATGTCGCTCGTCTTCTTTCCCGAGTCGCTTTCCTGCGAGGCTGTACGGTTGACACGGAAACCCACCTGTGATGATGTCGATTCGTCCTCTGTAAATAGAGAAATCTGTTTTTGTAATGTCGCCATGCGCGTCTGCTTTTGGAAAATGATGTTTAAGTACTTTTTGCCCAAAGGGATTCCATTCGCACCAGGCTAATGTTTCCCATCCCGACCACTCTGCGGCTAACGAGAATCCTCCTATTCCTTCAAATAATCCAAGGTGTTTTAATTTCACGCCTTTACCTTTTTATCTCTCATGTCCTTGCCGCTACGGGCAAAGACGTTGAACATTTCGGGGATTCTCGAGTTAATCCTTTTCCCGTATTTACCTATCCAATCGTCTGGCAATATGTTTGTGGTGGCAAACGTAAGGGAACCCTTAGACAAGAACTCTCTGTGCCTTTTCCCGAGGACGTCTTTGCCAATCTCTACCGTTGTCCCGTAAACAACCACATAATTAAGCTCCTCTCCCATGTCGTCAAAAAAGAACGTAGGCGAAAGTAGTGCTGCGTGAAAGTCCGCGTACTCTTTCTCAGTGTCGGGCATCTTCATAATCTCCTCTATCTGCTTCCCTGTATAGGATGGGGTTTTTATATTATGCAGGTAATGGAAGAGTATTAGAAAGGTTTCTATGAAAACGGATTTCCCCGTACCGTTGCTCCCGATTAAGAGAATACCTTTATTGAGGTCTCCCTTGAAGTTCTCTTCATCCCTTAAAAGGTATGCAATTAAGTTACGGGTAAGGGCTGGGTCAAGTTGCTCGTTGTAATCTCCCCTAACAAGTTGCGTGTGAACTTTAACCCACGTCTGGTACAGTATCTCGGTATTCCAGCCAGAGACAATCCCCCATTGGAATTTAACTTTCGCTTTCGTGTATTTATCCTGCATGAATACCTCAAAAGGGGATAACTCGCTCATCTTCTGGTTGATGTATTTACAGGTAATCCTTCCGTGTAATCCGTGTTCTCATCCCCCTCGAAGTCCACCGCGCGGTCTTTCTTGCCGTATCCCTTTTTGGGGTACACTCCTTGGTGTCCACCTACGATAGCTGCATTTAGAGCCTCGATGCACTCTTTAATAGTAAAGCCTCCGCTCTTGAATTGCTTCAGCATCAAGGTGACTGCTAATTTTGTCATAGGATGCCCGATTTCCTTTCTACTGAATATGAATGCCTTAATCATGCAATCCATTCTTTCGTGCGAGTGGTAGCTAAGATTGGTGTCAGCATATTGAACGCTCTTCTTCTTGGACTCTTTCCCGAGCGCCTTTTGCATACCCGCGTGGATTTCGGTGACAACCCCATTGACTCCCTTGGACGAGAGTAAAACACCACCATCCGCTTGGAGGTCTCCGTATAGGCATATCGCGGTTAGAATTTCTTGCTTGGTCATTTGCTTATTTATTTACCGTTTGATTAAGTAATACTGCCGCCTCTGCAAGCCTAATGTCGTTCTCCATCAGTAGCCTCCCTTTCCACTTCGCCTCGCTCATGTTCTTGTAAAGAATAACCGCGCTGGCAATCTTTTCGTAG